AACTTTGTTTAGCTATTTCGTGTTTAAATCTTTGCCATAATTTTAAAGTTAGTTCTGCATCTTGCTCTGCATAATAACCTACATGTTCTGCTGGTAATTTCCACATCTCAGCTTTTGGATCTATACCGTGTGCTGCAGCAGCTTCTCTTAATTCTGTTTCAGCTTTTATTTCATTTAAATAATCTACGGACAATGCATTTAAAGAATATGAAAATCTATTCTCATCAATTAATGCAGCTGCAATCATTGTATCAACTATAGGTCCGTTGACCGTGATTCCTGATGCCTCAAGCCAACCTACATCGTACTGAGCATTATGAAATATTTTAGTATTAGGTAATGCACAAATATCTTTCATATATTTTTTAACTTGTTCAGGTATCATGTTACCACCACCTAAATGACCAAATGGAAAATATCCTTTCCAACCTTCAACAGCCACTGCAAAACCTACTATCTCTCCTTTACCTAAAGCCCAACCAGCTCCAAGTTTTTCATTAATTCCATCGTCTCTTGTTTCTAAATCAATAGCTATTTCTTTATATCCAGATAAATCTTTATATTCCATAGGTGTATTCCACATTGATTTTTTAAAAGTTAAAGTTAATTGTAATCCGTTACTCATAGTTTTTAATTATTTGATTGACTATTGTTGTGTAAGGGTTGATGTCCCACTCTCTTGTGCACCCTACTAATAAACTGCTTAACAGCACAGTCACCACAATAATAAATTTTGTCTTCGATAATAACTGCATCTTTTTTACATTTTGAACATTTTGTTTTTTTCATATTAATTTTAAATGAATACTATTAAACATAGCTGTATGCAAATCAAATGCTATCGTAATTCTTTCTTTATCTGATTCATGTATGTCTGTATAATGAGGTATATTATTTTGAAACAAAGTTATTTTACCAACTTCATTTTTACTTTCATAAGTTAAAGGATCATTTATTTGATTTATTGGATTTATATAATGAGTAGATGTGCCATCACATTTTACACAAATATGGCCACCCAAATAGGTTGTAGGTTTTACACCATGTATGTGCGGTTTTATTTGTTCTCCTTTTCTCATAATATTTGTCCAACAGTTAATATATAATTCATTAGGTAATGGTTGTTTAAAATATTCTAAAATATCTTTATGGAAACTTAATATTTCATTCTTGATTGTTTCAATATTTTCATGGTCCCAATTAAGAACATTATATTTACTAAATCTAGATGTAGTGCTCTTTTCACCTAAACCAGTATACCCATCAGTAAATTTATTATAGTCGTCTTTATTTACTGATAATTTTAGTATTTCTTTTTCTTTATCTAGAATAAAATCTGCTAAGCTATTAAAATTAATTTGCTCTATATTTCTTTCAAATAAATAATAACTCCACTCTGGGGCAAAGTAAGTTTGTTTTGGTTCACTTTTAAAGTTTATTATTTTAAACATTTAATCTTTGTTTTTATTTTCTTCTTTTAAATGCTGTATCTCCATATCACAATAATGTTTAATTTTTTCTAAGTCTTCTATCGCCTTATCTTTAAATGCATATCTACAAACATATTTAATAACGTTTGCTTGAAAAGGATTTAGTGCATTTTTCCTTATAAATTTCCAGGGCTGTATGGGAAAATGTTTATAGTGAGATCCTCCGACTTGTTTGTCTTCAGGGAAAGTTTCATCGAACATGTCTTTACTTGTCATTTTTTTCTTGTACGTATATTAAATAATCTTGTCCAATAGGATAGTTAAACTTATAGTCTGTTCTTAATAAATGTAAAGTTTTTCTTGCTCTTGTTACTCCTGTATACCAAACCTTACGTTCATCACTTTTTTCTTGTTTATTTTTATTTTTGTAATCAGATGGATAGTTAGCTTTACTATACAATACAACATGATTCGCCTCTCCTCCTTTAACAGAATGAATTGTATCAATTGTTATTAATGGATCTTTGTCTAATTCTTTTTGACCGTATCGTCTTAATAATCTTATAAAATGTCTTACTTGTTTAGGTTTAAAATTTCTTCTCAATATCCAATACCAAGGTTTATTTTTTTGACTGTCTTCTAATGTTAAACCACACCATTCTTTTAACGCTTGAAAATCATACTCTTTAAAATCTGGTTCTGCTCTCCAAAATTTATCTAATCTAAAAGCAGGATCTTCAAGTTCTCTTATGTGCTTGTACATAGTACGAGCTGCTTTTTTATCTATCTTTTTACCTTTTGTAATTGCAGTCCAAGCTTTAATTGATTCCCATTGTTTTTGATCAAAACATTTTGTGCCTTTATTATCTTTGTAATATAATCCAGCATCCTTAGCTAACATTCTTAATTCATTTACAGTTTCATTAATTCTACCTAATATGTACCAATCCTCATTAAAATTTTCAAAAGGAATTTCTTTAAATGATAAATATGCTTTTACATAACCTTTTGTTCCACCTGGTAAATATTCTTTTTCCTCACTATCATTTATACCTCTTCTAATTACTTGTGAAAATTTATGTATGGCCTCACCAAATCTTTGAGTCCTTCTAAGTTTAACTTTTCGACCAGGAAAAAATTTTGTAAAATATTTTGGATCAGCTCCATTCCATTTATATATAGCTTGATCATCATCTCCTGCTAAATATATTCTATCTACTTTAGGTGCCATCTTATATATAACTGACCATTGTAGGGGAGTACAATCTTGAGCTTCATCTAATATTAAAACTTTTAATGAAGGAAAGTCTACTTCCTTAATAGCTCTTTCGATCATGTCATCAAAATCTATAAATGATCTTTCTCCTCCACCAACCTTGTAGTGTTCATAGGTGCTTATCTTTCTTAAAAATACTGTAAGTGAATCTCTCTTGTAGCCTTCTTGTTTATATGCTTCTTGTGGTGTAATTAATAAATTTCTACCTTTACTGTATACTCCTAATGACCAGTCCTTGTACATAAAGTTATCATCAGCTAATCTTTTATCACTAGATTTAATTACTTTCGTTTGTAAAGCAAAATCAATTGTACAATCTTTAGGATCAAATACTTCTTCAGGAAAATATCTTCTACAATAAGTATGTAATGTTTTGAATCTAGAAAAATCTTCAGTGCTATAATTTGGAAAAGACTCCATAGCTCTTTTTATTGCAGTGTTGACTGCTTTATTAGTGAAAGACAGATAAGCAATTTCTTGTGGCCTTATACCTTTTCTTAAATAACTT